ATCAATCAGGCTTATTGGCACAAGCCTGTCCTTGTGGTCTTTTCTGTAGTCTTCCATGTTCATATATTGCCCTCCTCAATGTTTTGGCTGCTCATCAGATTCCAGGAGCCACCCTGAAATGACCGCCCGAAGGCGGTTTCGCTTTATTTGCTGGTCAGTTTTTCCCCGCAGAAAGGGCAGAAGTAGACAAGCATCTTTTCCTTGAATATTTTCATCTTTGTTTTCCCATTCTTGAGGGTAAACTGAGCGCTGGCCTCAATGGGCATAAAAGGATGTTCATTGAGAGAGTTGCTCTCTCTATGCATTGTAAATGTGTAGCCTTTAAGCACCACGGCATGATCATTGGCTTTAGGGGCCTTTTTCTTGAAGTTATCGATAAGCTGTTCTTCCATCTTTTGTTTGCAATCACACATATGTGCCTCCTTGATTTGGTGCGCAGGCCTTCCGGCCTGAGCACCCTACATTTACCCCTGATATTCCAGCCCCAGATCCAGCATCCTAAGTTTGGTGTTCCTGATGCCGTTCATTGCCCTTGCCACCACTGCCTTTTTAAAATTCTCATCATCCGACCGGGTTAAAACCTGCAAATCCAGCACAACCGCGTTCAGATCCGCATGGATCGCGTTTATCTTTTTCTGCCTGGACAGTCTTGCGTATATTTTTTTAATGAACTTCTTCATAATTTCTCCTTTCCTCAATCCGGCTTTTTAATGATTCCAAAGACTTGTCATGCGCCTCGATCAACCTGACCAAACCATACTTCACACCCTGAACCATCACCGCAGCCTCGCTTTTCTTCCGTGCTTCCGCCGGAAGGTTCGCCATCTGCTCGTTTACATAGTTCCCGATCCCATCTATATCTTTCAGCATTGCGAGAAGCTCTTCACGCGGCATAATTACCTCCCTTAATATCAAGATTGCGTTTCACCACCCTTGAAGCCATCAGACCCCGACCATCATCCAGACGAATCCACACATATTCCGGCCTTTTCGGATCAAAACCCACATCCACCTGACAACCTTCGTATTCCCTGAGCCTCTGATCCGCGTAATCATTCTCATCCACCCGGATCACGCCTTTCCAGACCCTGCGCTTGATGATTCGTATCCGAACCTTTGACCCAGGGTGCTTTCTTTTGCCTTGGTTCATCTGCCCACCTCACACGCCTTGCAAGCCTTGAAAAGTCTCACCCTCAAAGGGTTACTTGCCGAAAAAGGCTGCCTTTTGTTTTCCGCGCATTCGGCCAGATCAATTTCTCCAAGCACCGGGCAGTTTACTTTCAGGCCGCCGAAAACCTCTTTAACCTTCAATAAAACCGAGTTTAAATTTCCATTATACTTGTCGTTAATCACAAGGCTGACTGTCGCCTTTGAATATCCAAGCCGCTTTGCAACCTCTCCCTGACCAAAATCATCAACCTTCTGTCTGAGCAATCCAAGAGCATCTACTTCATTCATTTTCGGCCTCCGCTCCGCCCAGATAAACAACCTTGCCTGTGTTTCTGTCGATAACCTGCACAACCCTTTTCACCGCTGGCGGCCTCGGCCCTGTGAATTTTGACTGCAAAGCCCTGTACCTGCCCAGACCATTCCGCTTCAGATAACCAGCTGATTTAAGCATACTGGCATACGTCCTGGCGTATTTTTCCTTGATCACACATTCTTCCGTCGATGACGTAACAGCCAGATCAAGAGCGGAAAATTCCTTGATTATGAAAATAGTCCGCCACATCTGCTCCTGCGCCTGCTCCCTGTCGAACTCAACCCCTGATGAATTAACAGAAGGAGCCGCTACAAGATCCAAAGCCTTTAATCTGTATGTGATTGGCTCTTCAGATATCTTTTCGATAAAACCGGCATTTTCCCAGCCGTAAATATATTTGCGTACATTCGACTTTCCGGGAACAAGAGCATGTTTCCTGAGTTCCATTATGGTGAACTCACCCAGCTCCCGCGCCGAGTCCCATATTTTTTGCCTTGTGTTTGATGCTGCGGAGATCATGAATTCCTCCCTATATCCCCACCTGTATAAAAAGGAGTTTTGCCCCATTCAGCCATGCCGATTTCCTCAAGACCCATGCCCAGAGCCTTCTTTTCTACCCTGTCAAGGTTCACGCACGCACGTCTCACTGAACCCTTGATTACCTTTGTGATTTCCTGAATCAGATCTTCCCTGATTTTAACCCTCTTGCAGTAAAACGAGGCCAGGAGCTTGACATCCTGTGCGTCTGCTGGCTGTGCGTAGGCCCACTCAAGAACTCTTCCGTGAAACCTTTCCCAGTTATTGAGATTCCTGGGCATGTTTTCCTCTCCGATCAGCAGGATGGGCGCGTTGGAACCTTCGTAAATGTCCCTGATAATCTCAACAGCCGAGCGTTTGACAAGATAATCCATCTCATCGATGATCAGGGCTTTCTCTGTCTTGGCGAGTTGCTCGGAAATCTGGTCAACCAGCTTGTAAACCGGGCCTTGAGCCGTAATTCCCATCTGGAGCAGAATGGCTTCAAGCAGGGCGCGTTTTGTCCAGCTTGACTTGCATTCAACATAATAAGCCTTGAATTTATTGGCCGTAACAGCCGCAGACCAGCTTTTGCCGTAGCCGGAATACCCGGAAAAAGAGACGATTCTTGGAAGATGTGAAGGGCTGTTTATTGCACGCTCCATCACCTTGGCGCACAGCGCCACATTCTTTAGCGGAGCTATGGTATTGACTTGATGCAGTTCCTGTGTCACATTTGCCTCCATACATTTTGTTGTTGGTTATCTTTAAGGCCCGGTTGTGTTCCCGCACTCCGGGCCTTGCTTTTTTTTATTCCCCCTTTTAAAGGGGGCAGGGGGATTTATAACCCCCCAGCCATAAGCTGCTCAACGCCCTCATCCATCATCCTGCAAGCGTTGTAATCCTCGGTTGTCTGGAAATAGGAATGAAACCTCGCAAGCCTGTCTGATATCTTTTCACCCGCCTTGATCAGCGCATCCAGACGCTTCCAGAAATCCCACTGATCAAACATGTTTTCAGGAATCTCCTCGTTCAAAATAGCCTGTTCAAGCATTGGAAGGATCGGAGCAGCCATCTCGGCCTCAAGCTTTGACCTTAACTCCTCAAGTTCCGCATTCGGCCCAGGAGCAGGAAGCACATCATTCACCCTCACGCCTGTTTCGGCCTGGATCTCATCCACCTTTTTCAAGGCTCTTTTCATTCTGCCGATTCCACGTTTTTCAAGGGCCTGCTCCTTCATGGATACAGGGAAGAAAGCCTTCTTGTTCGCGTTCCATTCAGGTATGGCAATAAGCCTTTCATTATGGTCATAAACCCATACCCTTGATGCATCGTGGACATCGTATTCAACGATCACAAGCATTCCGTGGTAATGTTCGAGGTTCTTGCTCTTGTCAAAATAGATGTTGGTTCCAATGCTGACCTCGTTGTTTCTGGTCTGTTTTTCAATCCTTGGACGCTTAAGCGAAACCAGTTCTTCTTCAGGCAGAATCTCCGGCCTCCAGCCCTGGTCAAGATACTGCTGCCAGCGTTCAGCAGGTGTCATGTGACGTTTCCTGCCTGTCTTGGGGTCAACTATTTTCGGAAGAGACGAATGCTTGTGATAATAGTTGTACCAGACCTGAAACTGATCCATGAAATCAAGGAACTCCACCCATTCCATAGGGATGTCGCTCTTGCCTTTTTCCCGGACATCTTTATCCATGGCCAGATACACAGAACGCTCGACATCATTGCTCATGCTTTTGCCACGGAATGTTTCAAGCAGCTTCGCCCAGTTGATGGCGTTTTTATTAAAGGCCTCTATCCCACCGCGTCCCTGGGGATTTCCCGGCCTTCCGGATTTGTGTGTAGTTCCGATTCGCTCAAAAAGGCCAGTGACGTCATCCGTCATTTCTATTGCCTTGTTACCCGAACCTCCGTCAGTATAGAAAAATAAGGGAATCCCGCCGTAGGGCTTTTTCTCGTTCAGCGTGAGCGTGTGCCTTACGCAATCGCCCACTGTCTGGGCAGACTCCGCAAGACCCGCGCTCCACCCGACCTGCATCTTGGTGACGTTATCCACCGCGAAACATACTTCAGGGATAAAAGGCCGACCGTGGATAGGGTGATTAACTTTTGCCTTGACGCTGTGACCGTCCATCTGCACGATATCCATGGGCATGAAGCCGTCGTTGCTTCTGCGTACAAATGCTCTTTGCGATCTCAGTTCTTTAGGAGACTTGCGGCCTCTTTCAATGTCCAGTCTGCTGAAATTTTTCACGAATCTGCGTACCTGATCATAAGAAGGGATGTTTTCGCATCCCATGTATTCCATAAATTCGAGAGTCCAGTTTATTGAAGGCTTTGACGGCTTTCTGTAAATCGTAAGAAACTCTTTGGCCCATGCTGGAATGGCTATATCCTTGTGCGGAGATTCCGGCACAAGGCCCATGTATCCGTATTTTGCGTAATCACCTGCCCAGCGTTTGAGGGTGCGTTCGGAAAGGCCGCGTTCACAGGTTCCGCCGGATCTGTTGTTGGCCAATAAAACTGCATCAGCGAGATAACCCGGAAGCGTGCCTTGAGTCTGCATTACCAGTAGATCAATAATTCCCTGACGCTGACTTTTTGGGTGATTCTGAAGAAACTTCACAAAAGTCAGACGCGCCGTCGCTGTGTCTTTCTGCCAACCCTTGAGGGCATGAACATCTGAAACTCCTTCCTTATTATATGTAGGTCGGGTTAGGGCGTCCTTTGCCCGTAACCCGACAGGAGGCTTTGCCACAACCGGCGCACGAAGCACGATAACCTCCGCTCCGGAAGGCTCGACATCAGCTTCCTCAACCACTGGAGCAGGGGCCAGGGATTCAAGAAGGCGGTCGGATTCGGCTTTGATTATGGCGTCCTTTATGTCCGTAGGCAGCTTGGAAGCCTTGTAAAGCTTCACCTTGCCGCCCTGAACAGACTGCTCTTCACAGATCCAGTTTTCCTTTTCCTTGCTGGCTCTTCTCTGAAGAGAAGAACGAGCAATCTGGGTTGCGTCTATTATTTCTTTAAGCGAATAAGCCGTTTTCATGCCGCAGCCTCTTCAGGAACACAGTCAACGCCGGGCATTGCCAGCCATTCTTTAGGGCAGCCTTTGTCAGCCAGACAGCCCAAAACCCTTCTGTTATTCTTAACGCCGTGGATGGTCATGCTTACAAGCTGCTCAGATACCTCAAGCTCAGAGGCAACAGCCCTGCCGCTTATCCCGTTCCTGACCATCCAGACTTTAATTTCAAGGCTTTCCCTCTTCATATAATCCTCTGTTTTACTTGCGATGCTTCATTCAATTTGATAACAGTTAAAAACTAAACACCCTTAATGGAGGCCCAGATGGACTCAACGCCAGACCCAAATGAATCCTATAAGTTCAATAAAGAATCTCTCATCGATCTGTACGCTCAGGCTCATATCCTTCTTGCTCTTTTAACCGTAATCCCGCAGAAAGACTTGCAACGGTTAAAAGACCACCTTGAGCTTCAAGTCGCAACTTGCGGGCAAGAAGGTTTGCTCGGAGAGTCGAGGCTTCTTGCTCTTCAATTAGTTTCTGGAAGTCACCGTAAAGAGGACAACCCTGAAGAGTCACGCAAGCTGTTCCGTGTGATTCAAAACAACGATAAACCTCAATAGTGTTTGCTTCTGTGTTACATTTAGAGTCAGTGGACAGGCGGGATCGAAAAGACTCATATCTCGTGTACATCTTGGCAAATTCCAAGTCCTCAGTGGTCAGAAAAAGTTCCGATCCATCTTCAAGCAGGAGGCTATGAAAATGGCTGGATGAGCTACGAAGTCCTGTCAGCGCCAGACACAAATTATATGGTTCGCTTTGAGATTGAGGTGATTGATTCTTTCGATCGCAAGTATCGGAAGAAAATTGCTCTGAAGATCTCAGATAACGTTTCCAATGAGCCAAAAAAGAACACAACCATCTCTTCATAACGAATCCTCCATCTTCTTAAGCTTCTGTTTTGCCATCTTCGCCTCATGATACGCCTCAGCCCAGGTCAATAATTTATCCTGCTGCTGATCAATCGCCCGGTATCCGAGAGGCCTTATCAAAATGGACAACAACTCCGTACAGTCACAATCCACGGCCCTGCAAAACACCGGGAAAAGCTTCAGCGGCATCACATGCTCGTCAGCCTGCGGATTGAGCCACTTTTCGAGCAACGCCATACTGATCTGAGTCTTTATGCCGTGTCTGCGGCAGCTCTCCTCCATACGTTCCAGAATCTGCTCTCTGGAGTATTTGGAAGCCTTGGCCGCCGCGTTCATAGCCAGCTTCAGATCATATGAGATGTTCAGGTTCTGCCCCCTGAATTTCAGTTCCATCTGATGCACTGTCCGAGAATTCCTTATTTGTTGTCCAAAATCCGTCAATTATCTGACGTTGTAACCATGCAAAAACTGTTGTAGATTGTAGCTTCCGGTTAATTGCTTAACTTTTATGTGTCTAAATTGCTGCATTTCTGGTCATTTGTCAAGCCTAAAAATGGGCATCTTTACTTTTTATGGTACTAAATGCCCTTTATTGCAATACCAAATGATTTCAAATAGATATGCGTGGGCATCTTTTGGAACATAATGAATTCTTTTTGGGCAGCTTCGGCTTGAGAAGCTGCCCACTTTTGAGAGGTTGAAATGAGTGCTATTGGAGAACGACTTAGATCTATAAGAGGGGATTCAGCCCAGGTAGATTTTGCTAAAAAGCTTAATATCCATAGAAATACTTGGGTAAGATACGAAACAGGCGCAGTACCGCCAGATGCTAATGTTATTGCAGAGGTGTGCACTAAATTTGGTATTAATTCTGATTGGCTCTTATTTGGTACAGGGCCAAAAGAAAAAAGTTCACAAATACAGCATGAACCCCAGTCCAGCGTGATCTCATGCGCCGATAATACAGCCATAGACATCGATAACTACTGCTTCATACCTATGGTTGAATGCAGGCTGTCCGGCGGCAACGGTGAACCTGTATATTCGGAGGGAATCAAGGATTATTACGCCTTCAGAAAGCGTTTCATCAATTATATAGCCACAAACGCAAAGAATCTGGTATTGATGAGAGTGTCGGGAACCTCTATGGAGCCTGAAATAAAGGACGGCGGGACTGTGATGATAGATATGGGCAGGAAACACCCTAAAACCGGCTGCTACTTCGCCCTGGGCTACGGTGATACATTGTCAATCAAGGAACTGGAAGTACTTCCGGCTGGCATCGTGCGTGTAATCAGTAAAAACCGCAAGGATTATCCGCCATACGAAGCCAACCTGAGCGACATCCGCATAATCGGCCAGGTCGTCTGGGGCGACCGAATGTTTCCAATATAATTTTGACAGGTTTTCTGATGAGTTTAATGATGTGTTTTGTGCTGGTTTTCAATTTCAAAGTAGTGCCAAAGCTCGCGCCGATTTTTGCCCAAAAACCAAAAGTGGTGCCAAAGCTCGATTTTAACCCGAATCCCACTAAAACCCAGCAAATCCCGGCACTTCCCACATATTTTCAGCTATATCCTATGGTGCCAAAGCATTTGCTGGGTCACACTTTTTTCAAAAAGCGACCCGCCGGAGGCCGCTTTTTATTAAAAGTATTAGTTCGTTTCCCAAAAACTTCATGTTGTTTAATATCCGTATTCGGGAATCAGATATAGATACCTTTTATAAGCGATATTTGAGTACAAAACGGATAATCCAGCAAATCCAAAAGTTTTTTGCCAAGCTTTTTTTCAAAAAAGCGATCTTTACCAGTTGCTTAATAATTATGAATAATGGGAACTTAAAGTCCCCATTTATAGTTCATAATTATTGTATCAAATCAATAGATCACATAATTATTTCCCAACGATCTTTGTTGTTCTCTGAAGCTCTTCCGCAATTTCAGCCAGAATCTTTGAAGATTCGACTATTTCTTCAAGCTCGTGTTCAACTGTGGAAACTGAATTTACAAGAATTTCAGCACCTGTTGCTATGTGATCACTTTTTCTTGCCGAATCCGATGTGA